GCCCAAGCAACAACACAACCCTAGTGTTCGGTAGGTAGCCTGCGTTCAGCGTAGACAACGTACGCAGGTCACACGACTCACGACTAACCCCAAGTGTAGAATCAAAAAACGCCCCCGCGTAACCGCTCATAAGAACGTAGCGGTCAAACCGCGAGGGCGTGTCGATTACAACAGTTAAGCCTGAGTAATTCTCGGTAGGCTTATGACGCATCAGCAGGTCGTTTAGCTTCTGTCGATTCCCCAAGCTCTAGGCTCATGATCTTCTCTGTGGCAACCTCTTCAGACTCCTTGTTGAAGTCCTTGTTACCTTTGAAGTGTTCATCTGCATAGGACATTATCAGCGACGATGCGTCTTGGAATCCAGACTTGTAGCCTACAACCAAAACCTTTGCCGTGAGTTCCTTTAACCTGTGCGACAACGCCTCACAGTCCTGTGGTTTATCCGGAGCCAAGCTTGTTAACTCCTGTCTTATTTGTTCAATTACTGTCATCTTGTATTCGTAGTGTTTTAAGCAGTAGCCTAGGTATGTATTGGTTTAAACGCATCTTGCTGTCACGTGCCTTCTCCTTCAGCTTACGGTGTAAGCGTTCGGGTATTAGAACAGCGCAGTATTTTTTAACACGCTCGTCAGTTTTTTGTTTCATAGTATCATTGGTATAGTGAAGGAGGCTTGCGTTTGTTTCAGAGGGGGGTGAAGAGAGCCACACCTACCCGACGTAGACTCTCTCTACGTACCATACCGCAAGCCTCCTATGAGACTAGAACTCCGACAGATCGTGGCTTTCAGCAGCTTCTAACCTGCGCTCCACGTTGTAGCGATAGTTCGCTAACGGCTGCCCAGTTATGGGGTCGATCATAGGATCACCTGTGATCTCGTCCATCCTAGACTCGGTCTTCGTGTAGAGTACAGCTTTAAAAGCCTTACCCTTTAGACCAACCGCGATATCGTCGTACTCTTCCAGCTCAAAATCTTCTGGTAGATCGAAGATCTTATGATACTCCTTCAGACTCCTAGATGGAATCAGAGGATAGTCCCTAACTTGAACGCCACCGACTTCAACGAAACCTCTAGGGCCGTTAACTTCTGTGGGTTCCACAACCTCAGCTACAATAGCAACCATGTCGTTGCCCTTGCTGCTAACCTTGCGTTCTGCTTCGACGATGCGAAGTGTGTATGTACCATTCGGGAGGTAAGGCCTACCCGAATTTTCCGTAATGTCCTTTAGACTTATTCTAGCCATTAGTTATATGTATGTAGTATGTGTTTATGTTTATTGTAGTGTATTGTACACGTATCCCCTACACTCATAGGGAAAGTTATTCGCGGCCCACCTTTAGCTTTGCTGCATCCATCGCCTTGACAATGGACTTCATACCCTGCATTTGCTTTAACCGTAGTCGCTGCATTTCACAGCGTACTACAGGATGCCACAAGGCTTTGATCTTACCTGAGATTCCTACCTTCTGGTGGTAGTTATCCTTTGCCCACTGTAAATGATCCCTGTTCTGTGCGTGTGTTAGCTTCACTTGTAGTATTCCTCCACTTTATCTAGTACAGTAACGATATCGTTCGGGATAAGCTGCTCATCGAACATACCCATAGGTGTCTTGGCCGAGGTAACACCGTCCGTGTTAGTCTGGAAGAAGTATTCCATCTTCTCAGTCTTCTCGTTCTTGCGTACCTCAGTGAACAGTACCATGAGAAACTCCTTCTCTACTGCACCCTCATGAACTTTACCCTGTACCTTGACCCTGCGATGGGATGTCTCGCCACCTGTGATCTGCGGTATCTTCACGATGTCGTCTACTGCTGTGAAGATAATCGTAGCCTTGTCGTTCTTGATGGAGTCCAGCATGTTACGGATCGTCCTGTTGTAGAACGCCCATATGTCGTAGCCCTTGAACGAGTTCGTAGCTAACGTGTTCACCTGCTCAACGTACTTGGTGAATGACTCCACCACTATGGTCTCGCAGTCATCTTCCTTTAAGACTTTCTCAAGCAGCCTAGGGAAGGCGTTGGCATTCTCTACGGGAATAACATTAAACCTGTTGGCGTTACGAAAGGGAAATCCCTTACGCTCTAGGTCTAGTATGTAGGTAGTCTCTGGGTCTAGGTTACGCAGCGACGTACTCTTGCCGCTACCACTATGCCCCACAATTGCAATCAATGGTTTATACATTATCTTTTTCTGTTGTTACTTCTACTTGTGTTTCGGGTTCAATGACACCAAAGAAGGTGTCGAATTCTAACTGCTCTTCGTTGGGCCACTCATCTCGTAGCAGCATAAGCCCAATGAGTCCGTAGTTTGCTATGTCCTTGAAGGTGTCCTCCAAAGATTCGTTCTTGGGCGACTCGTCTCTGTCCAGTAGTAGGTTTGCAAGCCGCTCTATCTTGTCGTACAAACGTACGCTAAGACCCTTGGCCCCGAACCTACTAATGTTTCTCGGCCCGTAGTCTTTCTGCTTTTCATCCAGCAGCTTGACACACTCCGCTGCTATGAACAGCGCACGCTTACCTGCTATCGTGTCGAGTTGTATCTTCACTTGTTGATACCCCTTCCCAGTAGTATGGCCGTGTTCTGTAGGGTCTTATCTATTGCAGTTAGCTTACTGCCAAGCATGTCTGCTGCCGCAAGTATCGCAGACGTATGGCTTGCGGAGTCGGCAGACAGTATGCCTGTCATCTCGTTGTCCTGTAGCGTAGCTTCAAGGGTCGCGTTAAGAGACTCCATAGCTGCCGTGTAGCGTAGCATGGTAAAGTTATCCATGCCGTCTTTGTAGGCATCGTGCCTAGCCTTTAGTGTTTTTTCTGTTACTTCCATGTTCTTTCTCCAAATCTTCTAATCTTTCTTCCAACTCATGTACTCTACCCCATGCAAATGTCAGCGAACCATACGACATCTCGCTGGCTGTTTCCAACTTACGGGTAAGGTCTACCACTTGGTCTACCGCGCTAATATAATAGTCTTGTGTCATAGCTGAAACTGTAGTGGATCGTAGACCTTGCGAGTGTAGTCCATGTTGACTATGGACTCCCTGTCACCTGCAGAGTTTGCTGTACACAGCGGAGTAAACCCACACAGACCAAACTTAGTCTCGCAACAGGCGAAGTTACTAAGGAAGATATCCTCACCATCCTGCTCTGTGTACGTGTTGAAGTATATGTCCAGCTTGCTGCGTATCCTACCTACAAGGTCGTCGATGTAGGCTTGGAACTTGTCTAGCCTGTCGTTGCTGAACTCAAAGATCTCGCTGCGTTCAAACTTGTTCCTGTTAGTTCGTCCAAGGAACAAGCCGTTAATCATACAGCCTACGTTGTCTTCGGGGAAAAGCTTATGCCATATGAGGTTGTAGAACATAAGCTGCGGGGAGACCTTGTAAGATGCGAAGTAGGAGGCAATGCCGTAGGCTGCGGTGGACTTGTGGTCTACGATGACGGGCCTGCCAAAGTAAGTTCCGACAAAGTCTATTGTACCACAGAAGAGTACGTCCAACTCCGGTGTCTGCAGGTAGGGATAAGCGAAGCGCATCTCAAGCAAAGGCTCAGGGTCTTTACGTACCTGCAACCCTGTGTCTACCTTGTAGTACTGCTGGAGTAGGTTGACCAAGTGCGCTAGGTCTCGGAAGTCCTTGTCAGGTACAAGCACATCAGCATAGTGGTCGATGGCCATGTTGGTAGCCTTCTCCTCATCACCATCGGAGTAGTACGACTCCAAGGCTTTGTGTACTGCTGTGCCGTACTCCATCTTATGATTAGAATTCCGCTTACGCAGCCCACGACACAACATATACCACAGCCTACGTTCGCAAGCTGATTCCTTTATGAGTGACGCATCTATCTTTAGTATAAGTTTACCCTCTTTGGTTTTTTCTAGATTAAGTAAGTCCATATGATTTCTTTAATAGTTCTGCCTTATCAAGCAGATTAAGTTTCTCTTTCGGTACACGTTTCTTACGTGCGGTTTTAGATTTAGCTAACGTCACCTGTGGCTCAGTTAACTTTAAGTAGCAGTCGAAGTGCTGGAGTAAGTCCTCGTCTGACATAGCCTCCAACTTTTCTACAGTACAGTCTAGTAGTTCTTCAATCGTCATACAGGTCTACGATAAAGAGTACTGAGAACAGCAAGGTAAAGAATACAGAGGCTAGGGCTAGTGTTAGTAGTGGCATTGTATTTATCTTACTATGTTTAATGAGTCACGGTCTGCGTCGAACTCAAAGTCTACAAGTTTCTGTTGGTCTTCCAACCACTTGATATCCTTTGCATCGACCTTGACGTTCTCCCTATTGAAGGTCTCCATCTCCTTGGCGTTCTGTAACCAAGCAAGTAACTCTCCTTTCCAGACAGACGAGTCCGCAAACTCGTACTGTAGTTCTCTAGCTTTAATCTGGTTGCGCGTTGTGTCCTTGAAATAAATCAAGACACCAGTATTTGTCTTGCGTAGTGCGACCTGAGTGCGTAGCTCCCCGTAGATTGGCCCGTACTCTGTAGAGTTGTCAACAAGAAATTTAAATCCGTCAGTTAACTTTACATAGAGGGTGTTGACCGTGTAGCCTGTCTCCTCCGCCGTGACTACAATATCCTTCTGACCATTGAGTAGCTTATCCAAGATAGGCTTTATCTTGTAAGCGTTGGTCGGACTGTACGTCGAGCGCGAAGCTGCAGACTTGGTTCGCATTTTACGCAGGAGTTCGGAGTGATCCTCTAGCGTTGCAGCTTTTGCGCGTAGCTTATCTATGTTATTTATATCATCCATATGTATAAAATAGGATAGCGTAGTGTTTCTCACGGCCATGAATAGAGCCGGTTCGTACATCTCGTACGACACCATGCTACGCTACCCTCGTTTACTAGGCCTCCCTCTCGGTGGCCATCAGTTCCTCCATGCGAGCAAGGACAGCTTTGCCCTCGTCGAATTCGCCAGCAGCAAAGTATGCCTTGGCCTTCTTGAAGAGTTTGCCGGGAGTCTCCCCGCCACCTGCTTCTGGAGTCCACTTGTCTGCGTCCTCCTTGGTGTAGATCACCAAGTCAGGATACTTCTCCGTCAACTCGATCCGTAGTTCTTCCGTCGTCTTGCCGTTAGGCTTCAACGAGTTCTTAACCGTGGATCGAATTCGTGCGCTAACCTGTTGGTTAATCAAGCCTAGCGTTTTGTTTTCTCCGTACCTAGAGACTACGTCTGCTGTAGTCTTGAACTCTGGTACATGGAACTTGAAGTCTTTCCAATCTCCCGACTGGAAATGCTCCACCTCGTATGTGGTATCTATCGTTTGCATTTTACTTACTTGTTACTTTCGCGCATTCAACTGTTAGCGCAAAAATTTTAATAGGTGCTAAGGGAAAATCGCTTAACATATAGTAATAAGCAGGAATCGTGCCAATCCCGGTTAACAGTTGAAAGTTTTTTATTAGCCTGCACAATACCTGTATCATTACCAATCGCTGTGTTATGTGCGCCAGTTGTAACCCGCACTAGGGTTGTGACCTATCGCTATGTTATGTGTACCCGTGGTTATCGGTCGCCCTCCCAATGGAAGTCTAGGCTGTGTGGGCCTAGGACTTTATACTGGGTTGCCAAGCGGAGTAGCTCACGGACATTGCCTGCCAGTATGACGGGGCTTGCATAATGACTATCCTTTGCTGCGGCATACAGCAACTTGATGAAGTCCTCGTACTCTGCATCGGTAAGGATATACTTGAGGATAAGCCTTGCGTCATCCATACGCTTTCTCAAGGGCTTTATCTTCAGCCTGAACGTGGCTACCCTATGGTAGAGGTCATTGCGGAAGCTTGAGTCCAAACAGTTCGTAGCAAAGATAAACCTGCCGGTGAACTCCGTGTCCTCGTTCTCACCTAGCCTACGGAACTTGCGTGTCTCCACCAACCTGAGTAGCATGACCTGTACCGCAGGGGTTATATCCCCGATCTCGTCCAGAAAGAGTGTACCTCTGGACGCCGCAACTAACAGGCCCATACGGCTGCTGACCGCGCCGCTATAGCTTCCCTTTACATGGCCGAAGAGTTCGGCTTGTATCATTGTGTCGGGGATGGCCGATAGATTCAGAGCTACGAACCTACCTGTCCGATTCCCATGCAGTCTATGGGCCACG